ATAAATTCTTCTCTTTGTTTCTTGACAAGTTTGAGAAGGATATGGATCCAGATAAAACTGACACGCCGATCTGGAAACTATACAAGGCTAAATTCAAAGAATATAACAAAATTAGTCAGGATCTTAAATCAGAGGAATATTGGATTAATAAGGAAAATCATGTTTAAAACATCAAATGAATTTTCTCTACACATAGAACAGAGAGTTCGCGATAAAAAAATGTCTTATATGGATGCGGTTCTTGACTACTGTAAAGAAAATTATCTTGAGCCAGAAGATGTGGTTTCTTTGATAAACAAGTCGCTCAAAGAAAAAATTGAGATGAACTTCCGAGAACTAAATTATTTACCAAAACAGGCGCAGCTGGATGTGTGATGGATGGATTTAAAGCATATCGATATTACTTAGCAATTAAACTGCATTTTACCACTGACAAATTTGATGTGTTTAAAAATCGTGGAAATGTCAAGGGAACCCGAGAAGCATTTAACGCTAGGAATGATAGATACATTTTTGAAAAGTTAGCTGCAAAAAGATCAGACGATAAAGATCTTATTCAGTTTTTTGTCTCTAATTTTGCGTATGGCAAAGATGCTGCGATTTATGCTGGACAGGAAGCAGAAGATAATTATCTGATTTGGCAGAAACGTAAACAATCTATCACCAAGACGTTCATAGATGACTTGGCAACAATACTAACATATATTGAAGTTAATAAATTGGATCACTCGTCAATTTTTGAATTCATTGATAATGATTATCCAGTAGTGTTAAATTTATTCATTGGCGGTAAAATAACAATCGAATCTTTACGAATAATTGATGACTTTACCGGAGTTTTGGAAAACTGGAAAGTTCACCCATCGATAAAATACATATGGGATGATGAAATAAGGCGAGCAATAAAGTTGACTGGATTCGTAAAATACGATAAAATTAAGTTGTCTCAAATCTTTGATAAATTTAAGGAAGAAACTGTATAATAATTATGGGCAAGACTTATACGAAACACCATCATAATGATGAAGATCAATCCATATCAAAATATGGAAAACGAGCTAAACACTCTAATAATCGTAAAAGCGGTGGTATGAAGACGCTAAATAGTTATGTTGAAGAAGATATTGACTTCGATGACATCTTTGATGATGTTGAAATGACTGATGATATCAATATTCAACACATACAAAACGATACTAACTAAACACATTAATATAAAGGAAATACGATGGATATTCAAAAACTCCGTGCTATGCGCAACTCTGATTTTGGTGCAATCGCCAATGCTTTCGAAAAAGTTGCGAATCCCCAAACTGAATCAAAGTCCTACGCTGATGACCGTTTCTGGCGTCTAGAAGGCGATAAAGCAGGCAATGGTACTGCTACTCTCCGATTCCTTCCTCGCGTTGAGGGTGATGAACTTCCTTGGGTTCGTCTATTCAGTCATGGGTTTCAAGGACCAACTGGTAAGTGGTATATTGAAAACTCACTGACCACTCTTGGCGAAAACGATCCTGTTGGTGAACTCAACACTCAATTGTGGAACTCTGGTTCCGAGGCGAGCAAAGAGATTGCTCGTAAACAAAAGCGTAAGCTAAGTTTCATCGCCAACGTTCTGGTTGTCTCTGACCCCAAGCACCCTGAAAATGAAGGTAAGGTATTCTTGTTCAAATTTGGAAAGAAAATCTTCGATAAAATCATGGACAAGGCTCGCCCGACTTTCGAAGACGAAAAGCCAGTCAATGTGTTTGACTTGTGGGAAGGCGCGAACTTTAAACTTCGCATGCGTAAGAAAGATGGTTATGCTAATTACGACGAATCAGTATTCACTGAACCTTGCGCAGTTTCTTCTGACGAAGAAGAACTTCTTCGTATTGTAAACTCTCAATACAAACTTGCTGAGTTTATCGATCGCAAGAATTTTAAGTCTTATGACGAATTGAAGAAGAAATTAAATGATGTTCTTTCTGGAGATTCTTTTGTAGGTAAATCTGCGGCAGAACTGGCTGAAGAAGAAGATCGACCTGTTCGCGCAGCACCCGAACAACGTTCTGCATCAGCACCTGTCGCTAAGAGCAAACCTGCTCCTTCTGACGATGATGATGACGACGATGTGATGTCTTATTTCGAGAAGATTGCTAAAGAAGACTAACTGCTTATGTAGTATTAGTTGAGGGCTACCAGTTGGTAGCCCTTTTTGTTTTAGATGATGCCGTATTTGTTATTAATGTATTTCGCCAGAGAAGATTCTTGATTGCGGATTTGTGGTTTAATAATATTCTGACTCACTGTCGTTACTGGAGCATTAACGACAGCAGTTGTTGATGATCCCGTCACTGGTTTCATGGCAAATATCTTTGCTTCTTCTGCGGCAGCAGATGCTAACGAAACTTGAGCAGCAGTTCTAGGTGATTCAACTGATTTTGCTACTGTTTGTACTGCTGATACATTTGGCGTTACTGGCGCTATTTTTGCACCCATTTCACCAGTGACGGGTGCAGATGTTTCACCAGTGACGGGTGTTTTTTTGAAACCCAAAAAACCCGTTATCTTACTCAGTGCGGACCCAGATGATACCGACTCTTTCGATATAGAACCAGCTGATACTGGACCAGCTGATAGTGGTTCTTTCGTTATGGACCCAGATGATACCGACTCTTTCGATATAGAACCAGCTGATACTGGACCGGCTGCAGCTGATACTGGACCAGATGATAGTGGTTCTTTCGTTATGGATCCAACCGGATATTTTTTTTGACTGTCAGTAGGGTTTAATGAAGCATTTTTATCGGCTTTATCATCACCAAAACCAAAGAAAGATTTAACTTTATCAAGTTTATCCGCGAACCACTTAGAGATAGCAGAAGAAATTTCTGAAACTTGATTTGCGATGCTATCGATAACATCAGTGATAGACCAGTTATTCCACCAGTCAACAATACCATCTTTTAGTTTACCGAATCCAGAAACAACACTGCCTATTGATTCTGTGATAAATTCTGTGATAGAAGCCCACGTTTCATCCCAGTTAAAGGTATTCCACAACTCAATGGCTTTATCTTTAATCCAAATAAATGGTTTAACTAATGTGTCAATTAACTCACTAAACATTTTCTCGAATGAAAATGACTCTAATACGGCTTTTGCCTTGTCAAAACCAAATACGCCAAGCACCCAAGCAGTGGCATTCTTTAGCATATCCAAAGGAGCAAAAATTAAAGAGTTGAAGAAACCTTTAACAGCACCAGCAACACCCTCGATAATTCCACCCTTTTCGAACCCCTCAATAAATCCTTTTACTGTATCCCATAGAGTCATGATTACAGTGAGAGGTATTGCTAGTTTGGAGAAAAGTTTTACTGCACCAGAGAATATCTTAGTGAACTCATTTCCCCACGCAGCGACTGTAGAGAAAAATGATTTAACTTTAGATATCATGTCTCCTAAAAAATTAACCCCGCGCATAACTGCAGCAGAGCCATCCTTAATCATTTCTATACCCTTTGCAATAGGAGCAAAGAACTTTGTTATACCTTGTTTTAATGCTGTGATAATTTTACCAATGGTAGAAGCATCATCAAAAACAAAAAGACTTTTAATTTTGGCAAATCCTCTAGTAATAAGATCTCCTATCTTATCAAAGAAGTCTACGATAGCATCGAAACCATTTTTAATAGCAGCGATCCATTTTTCAGGCAGCAATACTTTAGCAAGTTTACCTAAAAGCGTCACGTAACCTTTTATGTAACCTACAATAGCACCAAGACCTGCTGCCAAAGCAGCACCCAGAGCACCAATTCCAAATGTATCTTCGCCGGTTTGTTTTGTGCCAGATTTGGTAGCTGCTTTTAGTGCGTCAGCAGTATTCTTTTCGATCTTAACAAGAAGCTCAATCATCTTATCTTGACGACGCTGATTTTCAAGCTGATTTTCTTTAGATACTGCAGTATCTGCATTTGATGTAGTGGGTTTGACATCATTTGCCGTGAACATTGATCTTTGTGATTGTAGAAGTGCTGCCATCTGCGCCATATTAGCGTTCCATTCTTTTCTTTTCTTCTTCTAAATGTCTAATCAGTAAGTAGATATAGACCTCTCTCTCAAATGGTATCATATTTTCAATGTCTTGTAGCGTATATTTATGGTATTGCATCAAAGAAAAATTCAACTCATAATAATTTGATAAACTGTCATGAGAGAGAGCTATTAAAAAAAACTGTCTAGACCCTCCACCTTAACTGAATTGTGTTTACCGCAAACTGGGCAGTTAAATTCTAACGTATGTGATAATTTTGGCATTGTTTCAAAAAACTTTTGTAGTCTTTCGAACTGCTCAGATGTTAGGTTGTCAATAAACTCTTTAACTTCTGCCTTACTTTGTTCTTTGATATGATAAATCTGTTCGTTATCGTAGATGTAGTCTATTGCCTCTGCAATAATCTCAAACACTAATCCTGGGTCACTAGCTTTCACATTCTCAAACTTTGATAGCATTTCTAATGATGGATATTTCATAACGACGCCAACATCGTTAAATAAAGCAATTTTGTTGGTGTGTTCTGGTGACTGTTCAACTTTGATGTCGTCAATATTAATCTTTGCGATAAAAGATGCTTTTTTGTTTGCTTCTTCTGACCCGTGCTCTTCTGGACACACTAGTGTTAAATCAATTTCTTCTCCAACAGATTTAGCGCGAAGCTGTAGAAAAATATATTCAATATCAAACAGCGATAATGATTCTAAATTAAGTTTAGAAGTCACTGAAGATTTGATAATATTTTTCAGTGTATCCATCATCACGTTAACATTTTCGCTCTGTTGCGCGATTAAAAGTGCTTTTTGCTCTTTCACTAAGAATGGGCGAAAGTTCACTGTTTCTTTAGTAGAAGGGACAGTCAACCTATAGATTGGTGTGTTATTTAATGGTAAAGCCATTATGCATCTCCTTTATTCATGTTCTTTAACATCTTGTTCAATTCAGCGGTGCTACCTACAAAGATGGCATTGTTATTCGTCACTTCTTTTTTTGTTCCTTCTTTGGGCGCGTCTAGTTTTTGTTTTTGTTGATGTAAGTCTAGTAATTGTTGATTCACATCAGCCAACTGTTTCATCAAATTACCGACCACTTCAAAAGCGCGAGGGTGTTCAGATTGATTAGCCACGTCCAAGGCTTTCATAAGAGCCTGTTGACCTTGTGACAAGATTAAACGCAGGTTGTTACGCGTCACCTCATAGTCATCTTCAATTTTGTTAGTTTTATCGTTAATTACGTCACCTTCTTTGGTGATGATCTCGGGATTATTCATCGGCTCAATACCAAATTCAGCAGACAATTTTTCATCAATTTTCATTAGTCATTCCTATTATTACAAATGAGTGATCTTGCCGATCAGATGTTACGTCAAGTTTATTATTTATCGCTTGGCGGTGCCATCCCTGCTATCTTTTCTTTACCGCGACTCCACGCAGCAATACCCAACACAGCACCCATTGCCATATGAAATAAACCAGCGCCTTGTAAGGTTAACGGCTCCCATGGTTTAACGGGGTTTACGCCGGTTAAATTTTGAAAAATCGCCCACAGAACTGGGTAGATAATGAAGTCTGTTATACAGACTACCATGTACATCCAACCCATGGCTGGACGCCATTTACGATTCATCCATGATTCTTGATCGTTCATTAGAATTTTAACACTCCAGGAAGATTAGATATATTATAAGTGGGGGCAGAACCAGTTACAAAATTTCCTGCTCTTACACCAAGCGTGTTGTTTAATGTTTCTTGAAAACCAGTAAAATTTGTCATCATAGTATCATACCAAATAATTGGAATTTTTTGTTTATCAGCCAATGCTGTTATCGGCTGAGAAGTCCAAAATTTGTACTGCATTCCAACAGAAAGTTTCATAATATCTTTGTTATTGTGATCTAATTGTATAGAGCCAATATTCTTCGGATAACATTCGTGGAGAGTCACCTCATAACGAGTTTTATCAGTTAAATCTTGAACCTCAATGGTCATGTTTGTTATGTATTTATTGTAATAATTATAAGTTCTTGTTAATGGATTTGAAATAACATTTTGCCAATTGTCAAATAATCCCTTAACTTTCATCTCAGTGTCTACATAAAATGACATTGTAATATTGTCGTAAAGTCTTTCGTACGGAACTTCGCGAAATTCTCCAAATGATCTGTTCTGAACCGTGGAAAAATTACAACCAGGAAGTTGAACTTGATCACAAAAAAGCATAATTTTTTGTAGAGAAGCCGGTGATACACCAACCGGTGGTCGGAACATAACTGCATATCTGTTTGTTCTGGCCAGACCTCCAGATTTAACCTGAGAAATAAACTCTTGTATAGATTTAAGTGCCATATTATGTTCTTCTAATTATTTTCTGAGACTCTGCCCAGACTTCTTGTTTACTGGCTCCCACAAACTGTTCGACGGGGAGTAACATAGCAGTCGCCCAATCTGCCGAATCGATCTTGCGGAAGGGGGATCTAACGTGCCCAAGTAGATAGTGTTTCACGCACGGCTTTGCTGGCGCGAAACGGGAAATACCATCAATAATTTGCCATGAGTATTTTAACCTGGTCAACTCGTCCATACGATTGTTAGATTTAAACACCATAAGAGCATCCAGCAACTTAATCCTAAAATGGTATGGGAGATAATGCATATTTAACCCCATAAAACCATCTGGCGTTTTACTAAAAGGGAACACTAAAGGAAATCTGTCATAATATGGCAATTCTTTTTTCATCTTAGGTTCATACATGAACATGTAACAATGTCCAGGCTGAATCCTAGTGACGTTGGAGCTAGTGTCACCAGACATCACTTTATTTGGGGTGATGTTTTGTTTAGTTAGTAGAATGACCTGTTGCTCGAACCAACCTTTAGACTTTTTAACTGCTGTCGCCAAGTCGTATTTGTTTCGTTCGAACACTTCCAGCATTGTTTCTTTTTTAGCCATATTAGTTATTTAGGACTTAATTCCCAATTCTCGTTCTGTGATAATTTTGAACTCCCAACCACGATCTTTAGCGTATTCAGTTGCAGCCTTCCATTTAGCTTGGTTCTTCATGAATGTTAAAGATTCTGTTAGGTATCTTTTCGTCTTTTTTCCAGGATACACTGGCGGTTGAGTTTGATATTCAGGTTTAACTTCAACAAGATAGGTTTTACCTGTGGAAACTGTGATTTTAAAGTCTACAAAGTAACGATGAATATAATTATCCGTCGGGCATCTATATGGGATTATGGTTTCCTCTGAACTCCATCTCACAACGCTTGAATTCTTGTCGCACCAATTTGCAAACATAGTTTCCCATGACGACCGCATAATGATATTAGTGGGGTCGCCAGCATATTTCTCTGGAAATGTAGGGATAAACTTTCTTTTATGGAGCATAAATAACTAATTAGGAATAAAACCACTCTTATTTAGGGTAAGGGATTAAAATGTCAAGAATTTCAGATACGTGGGACTCGAATAAAACGGGTGCTTCTCAGACCATTAAAAATTGGTCAGAGACGTCTACGTTGAATAAAAATATTAGAGACGACGCTGTTTCGTACAAACAAGCAGACGGAAAATATGGCACAGGGCAGTACAAAGTTAGTAATCATTCATACCCTATAGATCTCATGTCATCAGATGGTCGTTATGGTGGAAACTATGTTATTTTTTATATTAATATTGCCATAGATTCTAAACTTAAAATACCAGAAGCAAACTTAGTAGCAGTAAATGACGTTCCTGTTAGAGATCGTGGAGAATTAATCGCTCAAAATTTAAGCGAGTCTCAAACAGTAGTATCGCAAGCAGCTATAGGCGCTGGTGGAACAGTAGTTAGTAAATTTTTAGGAGTTGGTGGTCCAGGCGCAGGTTTAGCTGCGCTCGCTACAGTAGGCGCAGCAGCCGTGGCAAGCGTTGGTGCTTCTGCTTCTCGTCAACAAAGACGATTAAAAACTGCAATCGCGTTACACGTACCAAATCAACTTTCTATTCGTTATGGTATGCAATGGTCTGAGGAAGACACATTTGCTTTAGCATCCGCTAGTGCAGCATCATCTGAAATTGCTAAATCAGTTCAAAATAAAGACGTTAAAAATGTATCAGATTTAGCTAAAACTATTGCGGCTCAAATAGCTCTGTCTAAAGGACCAATGGCTGGTGGCTTATCTGCTGCAACTGGTTTAGCGGCTAATCCTCGTAAAGAACAGGTGTTTAAGGGTGTTGATTTTAGAACGTTTCAGTTTGATTATCAATTTTTTCCACGCGATGTAGACGAAGCCAACAATGTATTGAGAATTATTGAAGAATTTAAGGTTCATATGCACCCAGAATTTAAGGACAACAATAATTTTCTTTATATCTATCCTTCTGAATTTGATATTTCATATTTTCAAGGCGGGACAGAAAACTTAAATCTACATCGCCACACATCGTGCGTGTTGACCGAAATGAACATTAATTACACACCGAATGGCGCATTCACGACTTTCCCGAATGGTATGCCTACTCAGATTAATGTTACAATGAACTTTAGAGAACTGGGTCTTCTTACAAAACAAAAAGTTATGGATGGTCTATAATGTACTTCAAAGAATTTCCAAAATTCTTATACGACTTCAAATACGGAGATCGTGACACAAGAACATCTGTTGTGACAGACATCACTCGAAATATTCGTGTTCGTAAAGAAATTTTAGAAAATATAACTCTTTATGACCAATATGATATTGTTGATGGCGAAACTCCAGAAATTATTGCTGAAAAAATTTATGGTAATCCAGAGTATCACTGGATTATAATGATAGCTAATGGAAGATATGACTATGTCTCTGATTTTCCATTAACAGATGATGTGCTTCAGCGGGTGTGTGTTGCTACATATAATAAAGAACTAACTGGTACGTGGTCATATTCTGGTAATATTATCACCGTAACAAGTCCATACCACGGAATTCAAGTTTCTCCGACCACAACTGTTACTATAACTGGCGCTCTCGCTACAACAAACGCGCCAAATGGAACGTATATTGTATCTACAGTCGTCGACGAAAATACATTTCGATTCACGGTCAACAGTATTCCTACTGGAACAGCTAGTGGTTCGCTAAAAATAAAAACTAATGGTAAAGAAAATTATATCCATCATTATGAACGAGAAGATGGATTAAAAGTGAATTCAGATTACCCTGGAGCATTTCCTGTTACCAATTTAGTGTTTTCCCAGCTAGAAAATGAAAAGAAACGAAGAATAAAAATAATATCGCCGGATTTATTGTCAATCATTTTAAAACAATATAAAGATCTATTATAATGCAGTCTAAAGAGCAGTTAAGATTTGCTGGAGATGTTAACATCGACCGGGTGCAGATAATTACCCAGAAAGGGTTTTATCAAGACGTCACCGCACAAATGTTAACTATACAGTTTTATGAAGATTTATTCTCACCATTTATATCCGGCAGTATTATATTGAGAGAATCTTTGGACTTGGTTAATCTATTCCCACTTATTGGTGAGGAATATATTAATGTAGACATTTCAACTCCAACGATAAAAGAATCTGCTATTAAAGGTAAATATTACATTTACAAGATGTCTGATAGAGAAATACTGGGCGATCGAAATGTAGTCTATCAGTTGCATTTTATTTCCGTTGAGGCGATAACAGATCTGAATAAAAAGATTAGCAGAACATTTGGTAATAAAGTTTCCGAATTGGTTGAACCATTTATTAAAGATAAAACTCTAGGATTAGAATCTGAAAAATCAGTAGTAGTAGAAGCGACCAACAATAACATTAAATACATTTCAAATTATTGGTCGCCAGTTAAAAATTTATTGTTTTTAACTGAAAACGCGCTCAACACGAACGGAACTCCAAATTATGTTTTTTTTGAAAACCGTGATGGGTTTTATTTTGTTAGTTTAGAAACGCTATACCAAAATGGAGTCAAACAAGAGTTTGTTTATGACAAATTCGTTCGCGATAGAACAGCAGCGGGAGACGTTCGAAATATACCTGAAGAATATAAAAGAATTTTAGAAATAAACATTCCAGTGGCATACGATTACATGGATAGAATTAGATCGGGTATGTTAGCGTCCAGACAGGTTTCTTATGATGTAGTTAAGAAGACATATTCAGCTAAAAATTATAATGCTGTTGATAGGTTTGAAACACAAAAACACCTTAATACATATTCAATAAACTCAAACTCTGCAATATTCCGTGCAAATTCTTTAATCATTAATTTTCCAAAACATTATGGGAATTTTAATGGTTTTGGAGACGTTACCAATTCTAAATTTAATCAAGAACGAATCTCTACTATGAAGTTGGCGGAATCTAATAAAATCAGTATAACAGTCCCTGGAAGAACTGATTACACTGTTGGGCAAAAGGTTAAAGTGGCATTAAATAGAATGGAACCTATGTCTGAAAAAGATGATGACATGACTGATAAAATATTTTCAGGTAATTATTTAATTTCAGCTATTAATCATTATATTGATAAAGAAAAGCATGAGTGTTATATGGAATTGATTAAAGAATCTTCTATGATGGACATGAACAGAGGGAAAAAATGAATTTTTATTATGGCGTCGTAGAAAACAGACAAGACCCTCTACGACTCGGTCGCTGCCAAGTTCGCGTGGTGGGATTGCACACCCACGATAAATCTACGCTACCAACTGCAGATCTGCCATGGTCTATGCCATTACAGCCAGTCACTTCTGCAGCAATGAATGGTATTGGATACGCTCCGCTTGGTCCAGTTGAAGGTACTACGGTAGTTATAATGTTTGCTGATGCAGATCAACAGCAACCAATTATGTTGGGAACAGTTGGTGGTATTCCAAATCAACCGGCTCCTATCGATTCAGATGATAATGCGCCAATACCTGTTTCTAGCAAAACGTCCGACATAATATTAAGGACTGTTCCAGGACCAACGACTGGAAGAATTTTAACTTTTTATGACCCAGAAACAAATAAAACTAATTTAACTTCTGAGTTAAAGGCTAACATGCGAGTTATTGGGTTTGAATTGCCCAAAGAAACTTTCATCGTTTCCATTAACAGCGCAACACAAATAACCATTAGTAATGCAGTCACGAATTATGGCGAGAATATATTAACGTTTGAAGACCCACCAACTAATTTAGAGTTTTTAAACTCAACGAAAAATAGATTAGTTGATAGTTCTGGTAATCCAGTAACATCAGGATCAGGGGAACCTATTGTTACTGATTCTGGTACATCTACCGTAAAATCTTCTCCTGCTAACGATTCTATCCCAACCAGCCCACCACCAAAATCATCACCAAATGCAGCCAAATCAGAACAAGGTATTAAAGCATTAATCGCTGCTTGCGATAAAGTTGGTTTAAAGACTAAAGAACAGAAGTGTGCATTGTTGGGCATCGTAGGGGGAGAATGTCGCTGGATTCCGCAGTTAGAATCTTTTACTTATTCACCAGCCCGTTTAAAAGAAATATACTCTTTTGCAACGCCAGAAGATATTGAGAAATATTCGTACGCATCCCGCAAAGGTATTACTCGTGAACAATTTTTTTCTTGGGCATATGGCACAACCAAACGCGGCAAAGGTTTCTTAGGTAATCAATCAGACGCCGACGGTGGAAAATATTTTGGTCGTGGATTTATTCAGCTAACTGGTCGAGGAAATTATACTCGCTATCAGAAGCTAGCTAATCAGATGGGATTAAACATAGACATTGTGAATAATCCAGATTCTATTGATGATGATATAAATGTGTCTGCACTGATTGCAGCGTTATTTATCAAAGACCTAGTTAAAAAAGTTCCTGAATCTGCGCATCCTGCATATTTTCTGGCAGCTAAGAAAGCGGTCGGTGTCAATTCTGCAAATAT